TAGCGACTAGTGCATTAGGAGATTTATCATGGGTTTGCAGACTTTCCTTGGTCCTATCCTTTCTGGTACGCAGAAGAACAACAACCCAGTTGTTGCCACTTCGGCTACCCCCAGCGCGACTTTTCTTCAGCCGGGTACTGGCGGCAGTTACCGTAATACCGGAGCCGGTGATGCGCTTCAGTTTATTAGTATCCCTGCCTCGGTTCTGACGGCGATTCCCGCTGCGTCTTTCCCGTATACCTTTATCCCGACCTACTCCGCGTCTGGTGTCAATTATCCGATTGTGCTCCCGGCAGGCGCATATATCGACAATATCGATTTGAACATTTACACAGCACTGTCTTTTAGTGGATCCCCCACGGGGTTCCAGATTGCGGTTAACTTGATTGGTGCTCCGGGATCGACGTATGCGTCGGCTCAGAATATTGCCAATATTGGTTCTTCGGCCAATACGACGGTTCTTCCTACGGCGGGTAACTACGCTCTTGGAAGTACGACCACTGCGATTGCTTCGACTAACCCGATTGTTGCGTCGAGCAACGTCAGCGTGATTACTAATACGGGTCCGACAGATACCCTGCTTCAGCTTGTATTTACGTTTACTGGCGGTACTACTCCCGCGATTTCTGGCGGATCGATTGGGTTTATGGTTAGTTATGCCGTTCGTAACCCGGACGGTTCGTGGTACCCGCAGACGCCGACTAGCCCGATTGCCAACCCGCCGGTTGCTACGTACTAATAGCTGGATACTGGCAGGGCTGGTAACCCCAGCCCTGCTTAATTGAGGGTGAGATAATGGCGCAGATTTTAGGTAAGACTAATCCTAGCCCGACCTTCCCGATGTATCCGGCTGGTGCTAAAGCTGTGACGCCTAGCGACACGGCTAACTTGGCATATACGTCTGTTATATATGTGGGCGGCGCAGGCAATATTCAGGTCACGACTCCTACGGGGGATCAGGTTGTATTTCAGGGGTTGACGGCAGGGTCTATCCTTCCGATTCAGGTCGTGCGGGTATGGGCAACTTCCACTACCGCAACTAACTTGGTAGCGATTTACTAAAATGCCATTCGGGTTTGGTAATAGCCTACCAAGCTACCGTGCAGCGGCTGCTGCCGGTACACCCACTGTAAGCTTTGCTTATGGGGTTACAGGCGATTTTGGTTTTGCGGCTGGCGCTGTATCGGCTACATATACCCCACCTACGGGCACTCATCTGGCTCTTGTTTCTGGTGGGTTATTTGGAGCCGCTGCGGCTAATCTGACCGCCACTACTGGTTCTGGTTTTATTCAGCAGATTGGCGGAGGTACATCAGTCTATACTCAGAATGGTAGCTATATTATTAGCGACAATACCCGTCTTAAATTAGCTTCTTGGTACGTACTTTCTCCTCCTACCCCAGCAACAACAGCTAATCTTCACTATAACTACGCAAGCACCGCGCCAGATGAAGTATCAGTAACGGGTGCGTATTTTACAGGGGTCAGCCAAACAACTCCGTTCGGTACCGCTGTTACCGCGCAAGGTACCAAGACTACTTCGGGAACGGTTTCTGGTTCTGTAACGGTAACTACGGCGGTAGGGGATTACGTTTGCGTCGTGGCGGGCTTTATAGATTTGAATAACGCTCTGGGTACTATTTCTTCTCCCACGGCTACGGTATTGTCTTCTGCACAGCCTACGTTGTATAGCTCATTGTCTGGACAGGCGATACTTGGGATTGTAGCTACTACCACTTCCACTACGGTGACGGTAAATTGCACTACTACTGCGACGCCTAGCGCGTCTTGGCAGCTTCAGGCATTCGTAATTAAGGCGGGTTAATAATGGCTAGTAAAAAGAAAAACTGGATTGCCGGGGCTATTAAAAAGCCCGGAGCATTGCATGAGCAGCTAAAAGTGCCCAAAGGCGAAAAAATCCCGGCCAAGACGTTAGCCAAGGCCGCATCGAAACCGGGGAAACTGGGTCAGAGGGCGCGTTTGGCGCAGACGTTGGGGAAGATGCACGGTGCCAAGTAGTAGTTCCAAACAGCACCGTCTTATGGCAGCGGTTGCCCATAACCCAACTTTTGCACGGAAGGTTGGGATCCCTCAATCTGTTGGTAAAGACTTCTCTGAAGCCGATAAAGGCAAGAAATTCAACAAAGGTGGCGAAATGAAAGAATCTAAGGCAATGGCTGACGCCGAAATGAAGGCGTTGAAGCGTGGTCACGCTCCTAAAAAAGTGATGGAGCATGAGCGTAAAGAGCATAAAGAGATGGGATACAAGCGCGGCGGAAAAATCGAGACTGCAGAGACCGGTTTTGGCATGAAAGATGACGAAAAAGGCGGTCGTAAGCCCCCGCATAGCAAAAAGGCAGGACTTGAAGGTGATACGCACCTGAAAGGCTACGGCATGAAGAAGGGCGGGCATGTTAAGCACCACAGCAAGCACATGGCTCGTGGCGGTCTGGGCGCTCCTCGTAAAGCTGCTGGTCGCATGGCTCCTCGTCGCGCTCCTGTTAACCCCGCTGCTCTCGCTGCGCTAATGGGCGGTGCTGGTGCTCCTCCGATGGGTGGCGCTCCTCCGATGGGTGGCGCTCCTCCGATGGGTGGCGCTCCTCCGATGGGTGGCGCTCCTCCCGGTATGAAGCATGGTGGTCATGTGCATCATGGTCATGGTGGTATTCATCACCACTCTCATCACCACTATTACACTGGCGGGCATGTGGGTCCGGGCGAGCCGACTACTCCGGGTCCGGAGCATATGATTGGACCGAGCAAGGGGCGTGATGGCGCTGCTAAGAAGGGGCATACCAAGGGCAAGGTACGTTAAATGGACGGCCAGAATTTGATGAAGAGGCTAGGTAATATGCCTTTTAGGAATCAGCAAGGGATGCCTCAACGGGGCGGTCGGCTTCCGATGCAGAATCCAACTAACTTTATGCCGGGTAATTCCCGGCTTCAGACGCTGTCTCCATCTCAAAATCAGCTTCCGGGATCTACGCAAAACGTACCGCCCGGAGTACCGATGTTTGCACCGGACCCTAATCAGCCCTTGGGTCGTATGATGCCTGAATCTTCTCAAGGATCTATTACTGCACCTCAAGGCGCTCCTCCGACACAGAATCCGGCTCCTTCTGGGGCGCCTATAGGGTATATGCCTACGGCTATGGCTGCTATGAAGAAGGGCGGTAAAGTAGCTCCTAAAAAGCATGCGAAAAACATGAAGCGTGGGAGTCTTAGTGCTAAAAAGGAGGACAAAGCTGTACCACATAAGTCTTCCAAGCAGGTAAGCGCTACTATGCCTAATGCTGAGCATAAGCCTATGCACAAGAAAGCACATGGCGGCAAAGTTAAAAAATACGCGGGTGGCGGGTCTATCCGTGGCAGCGGTTGTGAAATCAAGGGCCGTACTCGCGGCATTAATCGTTAATCAGGAGATTTGAAATGGCTAAGCATCATTCGGAACATGGCAGTCACAAGTCGCATGGTAAGCACCGTGTATCTCATGAGGATGGGCATTCTCCAAAGCATCATCACGAGCATGAGACGCCGTTTGTGCATCACCACAAGCATGGTGGTCATGTGGATTCGCATATGCCTCATCATGAGCATATCCGTAAGCACTTTCACGGAAAGTAAGCCATGATGCCTTCACGGGGCATGGGTGCTGTTAGCCCTAGTAAAGTTCCGCATAAAATCCAGCGGAAAGATGCTCATGTGCCCGTGAAGATGTTTAAGTCGGGAGGATCCCCGGCTTGGCAGCGTAAAGAAGGCAAAAACCCCGCTGGCGGGCTAAATGCCAAAGGTAGAGCTTCGGCTAAAGCGCAGGGTATGAACCTGAAGCGCCCACAGCCAGAAGGTGGTTCGCGTAGGGATTCTTTTTGCGCGAGAATGTCTGGTATGAAGCGTAAGCTGACAAGTAAGAAAACGGCTAGCGATCCAAACAGTCGGATCAACAAGTCCTTGCGGGCATGGAATTGCTAATGGCTAAAAAACCCGGACTTTATGAAAATATCCACCGGAAGCAGGTTCGTATTGCTGCTGGATCCGGGGAAAAAATGCGTAAGCCCGGGGCAAAAGGCGCACCCACGGCTGAGGCTTTTCGTAAAAGCGCTAAGACCGCCAAGAGAAAGTAAATGACATCCGCACTAGGCCAAACAACGGGCACTACATCATTTCTTCCTGATCTTAATGAGATTGTGGAAGAAGCGTTTGAGCGTTGTGGGGCTGAAGTTAGGTCTGGTTACGATCTACGCACGGCTATACGTAGTCTTAATCTATTGCTCATGGAATGGGCAAACCGGGGTATCAATCTCTGGACGTTGGATACGGGGACTATCACGCTTAGCAACGCTACGGCTACGTACACACTTCCTTTGGATACTGTTGATCTACTTGATCATGTAGTCCGTACCGGCTCTGGTACTACTCAGCAAGATATCAATATCACCCGTATTTCCAGTTCTACGTATCTGTCTATTCCTAATAAGAACGCGACAGGTCGCCCTATTCAGGTTTGGATCAACCGACTAAGTGGTCAGACTAATTCCCAGACAAGCGCAGTTTCGGCCCCGACTTACACATTTGTTTATACGCGTTTGCGGCGTATGCAGGATGCTGGCACGGGAATTAACGCGCAGGACGTACCGTTTCGTATGTGGCCTGCGTTGATATCTGGTTTGGCCTATTATTTATCTATGAAAATTCCCGGCGCGGATGTTCGGATGCCAGTGCTTAAAGCTGCATACGAAGAAGATTGGCAGCGAGCGGCAGATGAAGATCGTGAAAAAGCTGCTATCCGATTTGTGCCACGAGAGACTTTCATAGGCTATAGGTGATTCGTGCCTAGCAGGTTTGCATCTGGCAAAAATGCGATTGCAGAATGTGATCGCTGCGGGTTCAGGTACAAACTAACCCAACTTAAAAACTTGGTTATCAAAACCAAGAATGTAAGCATAAAAGTTTGTCCTGAATGCTGGGAGCCGGATCAGCCGCAGTTGCAGTTGGGGCTTTATCCGGTTAATGACCCGCAGGCTGTACGAGAGCCGCGCCCTGATCTGAGCTATTATGTTGGTACAGGTTCGGTAGGCGGGGACGGCGGTAGTCGGATTATACAGTATGGGTGGAATCCAGTCGGAATGAATACGTCGTTCCTGCCGAATACACCTAATGATTTACGTGCCAAAGGTGTTATCGGTACGGTTACCGTAACTTAGGAGATTTAGATGGCTAGCAAGAAAGAACATGGGAAATCCCCGTACCCCGCTGGCAGTGCTGGCAAAAAGGGTGAGGGCGTTACGTCGCTGGCGATGAAGCAGCATGGCCGCAATCTGGCCCGTGCTATGAACCAGCGCAGCCACGGCGGTGGAAGGGGCAAGTAATGAGTAACGATTGGCAGGACTTTAAGTACTTTGGGTGGGATGAGAAAGATCCTATTGGGAAGTATAAACAGCCGATGAAGAACCCTCGGTTCACCAAGGGTCAGGGCTATCCGGAAGATGATATTGACCTGACTGGGACCAAGACCTATGGGCGGTACCCAAAGCCTTATGGCAAGAAAAAGCCATACATCGAAATGCGTGGTTATGGTGCTGCGGAGCGCGGACGTAAATTTCATGACGACGATATGGATCGGGATCCGGTAAAGACCAATCCACGTGTCCCGGTTGATACTGGTAAGGATTAATACGTGGCTATTACCTACGTAGCGGGAACCAACTCCGTCTCCAACCTTTGGCAGATGGTGCAGGACTATTGTGAGAATACGGAGTCTACCTTTGTAACTTACATCCCTACGTTTGTGCAGGTGGCAGAAGAGCGGATATATAATTCTGTTCAGATCCCGTCGCTCAAGAAAAACGTGACGGGTACACTGACTGTAGGCAACCCTTATCTGGCGGTACCGTCTGACTGGACGGCGACGTTCTCCCTAGCTCTTTACCAGACTGATGGCTCTGGCAATACGTACCAGACATTCCTTCTAAACAAGGATGTAGAGTACATGCGTCAGGCGTTTCCCTATCCTAGTCCTGCTTCGTATTATGGCCCGCCTACGCACTATGGGCTGTTTGACACGACTAGTTTTATCCTTGGCCCGACTCCTGACCAAAACTATACGGTAGAGCTTCACTATTATGTTTACCCAACCAGTATTGTGACGGCTGGATCGTCATGGCTGGGTAACTATGCGGCTAACTGCCTGCTGTATGGGACTCTGCGTGAGGCTTACCTGTACATGAAGGGTGAGCAGGATATGG